CCACATCATCATTTAACAAATCGTACTTACGGTCTGGTTCATAGTCATTAACATCCATTTCAATTAATGTTACATTGTCATCCCTGAAGACGTAAGGACAGAAAACATTGTTCCTATCTTGCTTACTTCTCATAGAGACACAAACGACTTTCTTTCCCATCTTTAGTGCTGAATTAGCACAAGCACCAGGATGTGATCCAAAGTCCACCATATCTTCAAATTGATATCAAATGCCTTGACACATGCTTCAAACCGGGCAGCATGAAAACCATAACATGTCTTGACTGGCTTAAATGGACTAGTAAGTTTTCTAACAAGATTTGCAGTTTTCCTACCTAACTTAGAAAATCTGTATGCAACAGCATTGCGCAAAGCAAGACCACTGTTGTAATGCATCATGTTAGAAGATTTCTCATGAAACGAGAATACGGGTCTATTCACATAGTAATTAGGCCAAATTCTAGTTAAATGTTCAACGCTTACGCCATAAAGTTCCTTAATATCTTCATATTTTGGAACGATACCAATCGGACCACGCAAAAGTTTATCATCAAACCAACGCCACGGGGCTTTATTCCTACGATGTTCAGGTACAACTATACTCTTTACATCGTATTGATCACGCAAACTCTCAAGCATATGATAACATATCTTTTTAACTTCAGGGTTAAAAGGATTATCATACAAATGACCGAGAAACCTTTCAGCAGCAATCAAAGGATCAGGTCTATCACGTCTCAAAGGGTCACCTTCTTCAGGCATGAGTAACCTAGCATTGGTTTCAACTGCTTCGCGATAAGGATAATATTCACCATTATCGTATCTTATACGCTTAGACAAGAAATCAACTTCCTCCAACGCTCTAGAAGAGTGGATCATACCAACGATCAAACCAAACCTCGCATACTCGGCTTTGATATCATCATCAGTAACAGAATCGGGCACAAGCATTAAGTTATCATCACCATATAACTTATGCTTTATATAACCAATCCTTGCCATAATACCCCTGAAAACAATCTCATGATATAGAGTATTATCATCAGCAGTATTACACCATCCACTTTTCATACCTTGAAACACTTGAAACAAGTATTTCATGGGAAAGAGAATTTTAGCATTGACCATGTCGGTAAAAATGCGGCAAATGCGACTAACATAAGTTTCAGAGATCCCAATCTCACGCATAAAAGAAACGTGAAAATCACGGATTAGCATAAGAAGATCGTTACGCAAAGACGAATCCCACTCCTTTATGTCAACTGAAACATACCTATAGCCAGGAGGTGCAAATCCCTGTTCAGCCTCGAAAAACTGAGCCAGCTTAGTAGCACCACCATGCATCCACGACATGCCGACAGCACACCATTCAAACTTATGCATGAAAGCTTGCCATCGCTGAAAATACAGCATAGCAATAATCATCGCAGAAAACCCACCATAAGTAACGAGTCGAGCACTTGGTTCCTTCTCGACCTCCTTCATCTTAGCGCGACCGGTCGTATACCATACATGATCGTTCATATAAGAATCGAACGCTTCATCATTGGCACACAAATAAGAAGCATAGGCAACAGCTTCATCATGTACGTCACGCCGCTTAGTCCCGGAAGGGTAAGGATATCCAGCAGCAGAACTTCCATCAATTGCCAGATTCTCGAATTGTTGAAATTCAACGGAGTCATATGCCTCACCAGCAAACTCATTGAAAAATTCGGAATTAACAAGTTCATCATACAAGTTCTTTG